GTCCGAATTACCTCGCATTGGAAACCTCTGGGAAGAACCTAGACCCCCCCCCTATGCCATGCCACTGCACCCAGATGCCATTCGATGTCATTGACTGTTTCTTCCATCTCTTTGAAAGTATTTCATCCCATTGGTCTGCTGACCTGAGAGTGAGGTGAAGTCTCTCGCCTATCAGTTGACCGCATGAGTCAGGTTGCAATGCGATCTGAAAGAATATCTGTTCGCCGATCACTCGTTGTATGTTTTCGAGTGTCTTGTCGATCATAGACTCTGGTATGTGTTCCATGACATCACAGCAGTAACCAAGGTCTGCATATAGATCATCAGGCAATGACCAGAGGCATGATTCGATGAATGGTAGCTGTCTTGTCTCTACTGCTGATGGTACAAAGTCTACGAGCGTCACGTCATAGCCTATCGATGCGAACACGTCTCCTGCTCTACCTGTACCGCATCCGAGGTCGATGAGTGTCTTGGTTGATGTTGGTGCGAATAGTTTATGTGCGATCAGTGCTGACTCTTTGCCCGGCGAGTATTGTCTGTACTCATCCATTGACCAGATGCGTTCGTACTTAGACCGCTCGATATCTTCCAACATTATCGACGCCTCGTTGCTACAGCCATCTTGAATGCCTTCTCAAAGTTTATGGGGAAGTTCTTCTTAGTAAATCGTTCGCTCAATCCGTAGAAGTCATACCGCTGTTTGTAAACTGGCTGATCGACAAAGATCAATCGTGGAGCAATCCGTTTGCCTTTGCGTTCAAAGATACCTTTGTCTTTGATTGCAAAGAAGGTTGTTCGTGCTTTCTTCTGACGCTGTGAACCTTTCTTTAGGTTCTGATCACCAGCCGCTTGAACTGATGATAGCATCTGACGATAGTATCCACCTGTTAGATTGCCAGCCGAGTTCAATCGTGTTGCCTTAGATGGCACGGTAAACTTATCCGCTCCCATCAATCCATAACTTCTCAATGCCAGTTCATGCCTCTTTGCTCTACGAGGCCCACCTTTGATGTTTGGCATTAGATATTTGTAAGCTGGTGTGCCTTTGCCTCCAAACTCTTTGAAGAACACATCAGCCCTTAAATCTCTTTTCGTCGCATATCGATGAGAGATTGACTTCAGCGTCCACGGAACAGGATTGCTGAATACCTGTTTCATTTCTTCGATCTGACGCTTTTTCAAATCGATTGCTGTCTGAGTCAAAGCCAGAGCAGTTGCGAATGGTATCTCTCTTTGGAAGTTGCCAACACGCTTCACAACATCTTTGATATTTGATCTGACATCAAACTTCATGGCTTAACCATTCTTTAACTGATTGACCGTATAATCATAACATCAACAATAGGAGTTAGCAAAATGCGTAACGCAATCGAATTTATCATTGAAGGTGTCGGATTCATGCTTTGCTGTGCAACCATATTCGGTCTGTACATCATCTTTTGAGTTAAAATTAAACAACATCAAACTCATCGCTGCGATGGTAGATCGTGCCAGCATCATCAACTTGTTCGTCCTTCTCCCTCAATGAAAGCGACAAGAACGGCTTCCCATCCTTGCCTGTCTTCCACCAGCCGCTGATCCAGTATGCGATACCATCTACATTCACGCTGCCGCGATAATCTGGGTATTTCGGTTGCGTCTTGTTCTCGTTGATATTGAGATGGCCTGAGTTCATGAATGGCACAGTGTGATCCTTAAAATGGCATATCGTCGTCATCATAGCTTGACGTTGATTTTGCTTGTTTCGGCTTAGATGCCTGTTCTTCTTTCAACTGATAGTTCATCGACAAGAATGATTCGCCATCCTTCTGCTTGATCCAAGCTGAAATCCAATATTGCTTGCCTTCGATGGTAGCCGACCCGCGATAGTCTGGATGCTTGTCTTGCTCTTTACGCTTGTTTTTGCTGATAGAGCCGCGATTGTCGTTGTTCATTTGCCATTCCTTTCATTCGTTGAACCAAGAGAATACGATAATTTTTGAAATTTATCTAGCATCCATTGCCTTTGCTCCTCAGACATTACAATAGGTTGTTCAACTTTTTTTGGCAGTAAAACAAATGTCGGGTCAACAAATGTCTTGCAGAACTGCCTCATCTCAGCAATCGACGGCATGAACTTCGATGTAGCAATTAATCCAACCTTCGGGTCACACATTGCTCTCAAAGAGGCAACCGAGAAATCCTCAAGACCTGTTGCCGCTAACTTTGTAAACAACTCCCGATCAGCCTTGCTGTCGTGGAAGACTGATAACATTAGCGATACTGCCTGTAATGCTTGTGTTCTGTTGGTCATCTTCAAACTCCCTAATTAATCTACGTCCCATCTCAATCGGTGTTTCTTTGCTCTGCGTTCGTGTCACCCTCTGCTCGGATGCCCTTCTAACCCAGTTTCTCCATGTTGCAGACCAGTTTGCTTTCCGACCTTTAACGCCCGGCTGTGCAACCCAGTAATCTCGAAATATCTCAGCGTTCTTGATCCAATCAACACCTGTCTGATTAGCAAATTCAATATCCTCATTCGATGGATTCCAGTCGTCAGGCAATCGCGTAGCGAGTGCAGTTCGCTTATAGTTATTATCTTCTTCTTTTATATGGTTATGGTTCTGGTTCTGGTTAGCATTGCTTATGGATTGCTCAGGCAATGCACAAGCATCGTCTGCATCTAATGATTTCAATGACTTAGCATCTTCGTTGGTGTTCCATCTTTTCTCTGAGGCTAGTCTCATCTTTTCACTTTTCAAACCGATTTTGGATAACTCATGATCAATTCGTTTGTTCTTTCCATCGGGGAAAAACTCCATAATCGTCGGCCCGTGATTGTTCCATTGCTTCATCGTCATCCGCGAAATTCGAGATAATTTTACCTTGTCGTTCGGGATTGAACCTGTTCTCCAGTAGTGTGAAATTAGTAGCAGATAGCCACCATGTTCGATGGCTGTGAGGTGCTGAGTGTCACCTAGATAGTCGCCCCAGTAAATTGGCATATAAGGTATGGACATGGTTCGATCCTATATTGAAGCAAGGATCGACTGACAGTATATATGAACTGCCTATCGACCATCGCGGCATCGGTGGTCACTAGAAGCCGTCCGGTTGGTAGCTGGGCGGCTTCAACATTTACACTATACCTTTTCCTCAGATGACAAAAGCCTATGTTTTCTATTCTTATTAGGCTTTGGCCCACCAAACATAATCTCTTTGTGTCGCCTTACAGCAAACAGCACAGTCGTATGATCTCGACCGCCGAGCAACTTTCCGATCTGAGGCAAGCTGAACAATGTCTCCTCACGCAGCCGATAGCAAATCTCTTGACGACAAGTGACCAGTTCGGGCCATCGACGCTCAGATGCGACATGAAGGTATTTAATGCGATGCTTCAACAGGCACTCGGCAATGATCCGCTTCGGAACTGGGGGAACAACGCAACCTTCCATGTAAGGCTTTGCAGACCTCCAGAACGCCTGTTCTTCATCGTCGGTAGGTGGCAGTGTTGCAATCATCAGAATGTCCCTGATGCGTTGCTCTAGCTTCTCCTCTGGCGTCTTTATATTAACAACAACGATAGGCTGTGGTGTTGGCTTCTCAAGTCGGCTGATATCCTGTGAAGCTGCAAGGATTCGTGCTTTTCTTGCCTTAGCTTCGAGATGAATCTGATAAGCTAGTGAATTCGGTGATTGTGACTGTAATTGCATTACCTTTTCCGTTCCATTCTGCGGTTATTTTTTGACATAAACTATCATCCTCGACACACTTTGCATCTACTATGAGATCATTCAGCGGTTTCAAAAGATTGTCTATATCCCTTTTTCTTTTGTCTGGTCTTTGTATTGAGTAGTGGATTTCATAAGCACCCTTGATCGGTTGCCCCTTGTCTTTTTGTGTTTTTATTAACCAAGTGTTTTCAAGTAGATATTGCCGATATTCTGCTGATTTTATAACTCCACGATTCGGAACCGCTCGATATAAACGATTCGCAGATGGTGGATAGTAAACCCAAAATTTCATTGATCACCTGATTAAAGTGCCACTAAGTGTACAGACCTAGTGGCACTCGTTCTGGGAGGAACTTTCAGATATGACCACGATTACGATGCTCACGCAACATGATTTCCATCAAATCTTCAGGAGTGATTTCAATGCCTAAATCTGCACCGACCTTGATCAATGCTTTCCAGTATTTGCTACTGATTCGACCAGTTTTGCACCAGTAAGAAATAGCATTCTGTGTGACATCAATTTTTCTTGAAGTCTCACTTTGACCGCCAAGATGTTGCATGAGTTCACGAACTGTTTTGACTTCTATTTTCATCTAACAAAATCCTTATGGATGAATAAGCTATGGTTGCAGTTATTTCCTCGCTCTGGGTATTTGACTTGATGACCAGACATGACGATCAATCCAAGCTGCTCTAGCCGCGAGCGGATGCTGCGATAGGTGCTTGTCTGACAATCGAACTGCCTGTTCAGATCAATGTCTGTGAAACCTTGATACCCCATCTCATATGCGTATTCGAGAACTTCGATTGCCTTTTCAGTCAGCTTAGGATGAAGCGATAAAGCCGCCTCGATTGAGGTCTTCTTAGCTTGGCGAGGAAACATTGTTCGTTGTTGGATATTCATTACGTTCTGAAGTGCATCTGTGAATTTCACCGCGATCTCCTTTTTTGTGTTGCGATGATTTTTTCTAGTTTACAAACAATTTTTTGTAAAGTAGTATTTTCTAGTCAATAAAAGAAAGGTTCAAAATGGTCACATACAGAGACTTACAAATTGCGTTGAACGACTTAATGAACGCAGTGGCATTCGATAAGCTGACCAATTCAGAATTATCAGAAACAGCTTTGGTAAAAGAATTAATAAGTGCGTTAAAAACTTTGCACGAATCAACAATAGAGGAAGATACAAATGACAGACAAAAACAAACTCATTGAGGCTTTATATCTCGTACAAAGTTCACTGACAGGCGTTGTGCGTGATTCTAGTAATCCGCATTTCAGGAATCGTTATGCAAGCCTAGAGGCTGTTATTGATACTCTGCGTCCTGCTCTACAGGCGAATGGTCTAGTTGTTACTCAAGCACCGGGCAGAATAACACCTGAAGGCTGCATTGAGATCACGACAACGATCTGGCATATTGAGGGTCTATCAATCGTCAATCATCTACACGTTCCTCTGAGCAAAAGAGACGCTCAAGGTGCAGGATCGGCAATTACTTATGGATGTCGTTATTCATTGATGGCGATGTTCTGCATACCACCAATTGATGATGATGGTGAGGCATCTGTCGATCGTAACTTTCCAAAAAGTCAGACATCGCCGACAAAATCATCTAACTCGTTGAAGAAAGATCAGCCAAACCGTTGGTCTGAAATTGAAGCAGCTATCCGAGCAACCCAGACCAAAGATCAACTCAAGGAATACAAGAAGTCTATTGTTGAAGAAGTCTCTACATGGCCCTTAGCTTGGCGAGATGCTTTAACTGAGCAATACGAGGTTCAACTTGATAGCTTCATGCTTAAAGGTGATTTCTGATGTCTGATAAACCATTATCGGAACAATACCGTTTGGTGGCAAAAGAGTGGGTTGAGGCTCACTCTGCTGCTTCTCTTATGGAGGAAACTAAGTCTCATACGGTTGCCTATCGAATGTCCTTGCTTGGCAATGATGTTCCAGTTGGACGCCGAGAGATGGAAGTTAAAGCATCGCTTGAATATCGTGAGTATGTTCGAGAGATGGTTGCACTGCGTAAACAGGCTGATCTACTGAAGGTCAAACTAGAATGGGTCAGGATGAGATTCTCAGAATGGAACTCGGCAGAGGCCAGCAAACGAGCGGAAATGAAATTATGAAAAGACAACACACAATGGCTGACAGGGGAGATGATCTTTATGAGACTCACCCTGATGCAATTAACGCATTCCTCAAGCATCACGGGGATCAAATACCTCAAACTGTTTGGGAGTGCTGTGCTGGTAGAGGTGCTATCACTAGGTGCATAAACGCAACTGGTCGCAATGTTATATCGACAGATTTGAACGCCCATGAAGGTGCAGATAAAGGCATTGAAACGGGCAGAGATTTCTTGATGGAGTATATGCCTCTTGCAGATATGATTGTGACCAACCCACCGTACAAATTGGCTAACAAGTTTATCAGGCACTCACTATCTCTTGGATGCGTGTTTGCTGGGTTAATGCCTTTGTCGTATCTGTCTGGGGCCAATCGTCACGACATCTTGCGGCATTGCAAAATTGTTTATGCTTTTATTGAGAGGCTCCCAATGATGCACCGTGAAGGATGGGACGGCCCTCGCAATGAATCGTCTGCTATTCCATTTGCTTGGTTTGTCTTTGACGTTGATCATCGTAGCGATATTATACCTGTTAAAAGGATTTCTTGTCGTGACTCGTCGATCAATCAGTAAAAAAGAACGGATGGAGTTATTCAATGATCGAAAAGGCATCTGCCATATCTGTGGCGATAAAATCTACGCTGGGCAAGATTGGGAGATTGAACACATTATTCCAGTGGCCCTCGGTGGAGATGACCGAGGTAAGAACCTTGATCTCGCTCACATCCAATGCCACAGGAGCAAAACCAAAGCAGATGTTGGACGCATCGCTAAAGCTAAACGGCAAGCCGCTCGTCATCTTGGAAAGAAGCTATCGCGAAACCCGTTGCCTTGTGGTAAAGGGTCAAGAATGAAAAAGAAGCTATCAGGAGAAGTTGTCCTTCGTGGCGAAAAGACAAGAACACCTTCGGCAGATGGTCTGGACTGAATATCAGAAGATTCGGTCAGCGGCCCGTGTTGCTGAAATTTTGAAAATACCACCGACAACTGTTCGCAGTTGGATTTACGATTACAAAGCAATGAACAACGAAATAGCACCGACACTAAGAAGCGAAAATGAATTGGTGTTAAAGCACCAGATGAACAGAATTAAAAAAGAATCTACTACCGACATCCACGTCACACTATTCGGGAAACCACCGCCGGGGCGATCTGCCCTTGATCAAAAAAAGGAAGATAAAAATGACGACAGCAAAACAAATTCTTTCGACATCAATCGATACTATCGAAAGCCGAGGCCATGAATACGGAAATGCCGCTCAATCCTTCTCTAGAGCCTCTACAGTAGCCTCGACCCTATTAGATAAGACAATCACCGCCTATGATGTCAGCATCATCCTGATGGCTGTTAAAATGGCTCGGATTGCCCAGAACAAAACTCACATGGATTCCTATGTCGATCTTGCCGCTTATACTGCGTTCGCTGCCGAGTTTTCTGATGCAAAAACAACAGATGCAGTTGAGGCTCATCGCTTGCAGATTACATCGTTAAAATTAACTGACGAAATTACGAGCCAGATCGACGAGCAAGTTGCTAATTTGGTTAAAAGAAAGTGATCGACCCGATCAATGTGTTCACGCCGATAGTTGCTTTAATTATCGGTGTGGCACTAGCAATAATGATCAATTCTATGAGGTAAAAAATGACTGACATTGTAGACCGACTGCGAACTGTTGACATCAGCTGGAGTCAAGAAGGCGAGTGGTGTGCCGAGGCAGCAGATGAAATTATCAAGCTACGGGAAGACAAGAAACTAGCATTTGAATTGATGGACGTGTTTATCAAAGAAACCAATCGAGTAAAGAAAGTGCTTCACCGGATTGCAAAGATGCAGTCAGCACAGAAAATCGCACAAGACGCATTGGAGAAAGAGTGATGGATATCGTTGAACGATTGCGAAGTTACAGGCCGCCATATGGATGGCCGGAAGAATATTCAATTATTGTTGAGCCAACATTAAACAACGTTGCCGCCGATGAGATCGAGCGGTTGCGGGAGGCATTGGCTGATGTTGCTGACGGAATCAACCAGTGGATTCCAGAGCAGTCAATGATCAAGAATACGTTGTTGGCCCGTATTGCAAAGGCACTGAAGGAAGTTCGGTGATGTATATCCCAAAAGACATTAACAGACGCCTTAAAGAAGAGGCAAAGCGTGCTGGACGTACAAATATGGAAGGTTTGGTTGTTGCCCCTGCATGGTCTAAATTATTCCTGCAAGCCGATTATGTAATTGCAAAACAAGCCAATGAGATTGAGCGGTTGCGTGAAACGTTGCAAACAATTTGCAATGGGCAAAGAGATGCTGACAAATCTTATGCGGAATTGTTTGCAGAAATTAAGACTGAAGCCCGTGCCGCACTGAAGGAGATAGCGTAATGGACGAAGATATTATAGTGACATTAAAGCGGAGCAACGACTTATTGCTGACGTTTGGCAACGACCATTCTGATGTGTTTTTACCCGCGATTGATGAGATCAAGCGGTTGAGGTTAGCTAACTCGGACCTACAAATGCACTATGATTATGCCAGAACTGAATGCGATAAGTTGCGATCTGAAGTTTTAAGACTGTCTGGATCATTAGCTTTTATCTCAATGTTAACACCACTTAGTGGTCAATCTTGGGAGAGCCACGCAAGGTTTATTACCGCTTATGCTCTTGATGAATTAAAGGAGAAAGAGTGATGGATATTTTTGACGCATTAGTTGTAGTCATTATGTTAATCGCTTCTGAGATTATTGGAAAACTTATATCCGTTATAAACAATCTTGAGGATCAATTAAAGGAGAAAGAGTGATGATGGATTTGTTGTTTTATGTTGGAACAGCAGTCATTTGCATCTCGCCTTTACTACTTGGGATTATGATAACTCGTAAGGAAAATAATGATGGAAGATAAAGAATTAACAGCCTCCCAATATTGGGAAGCACAAGCCTCAATGTGGCATCAAAACTATAAAGAGGCTCTCAAGTATGAACTTGATCATGCAACATTTATGGAAGCACTTGAGCGTCTGGCAACAGGTAAATGGACGGCAGAACGAGGAAGTCATATTGCAAAAAAAGCATTAGCGAACAGAAAGGTGCAGTGATGGGTGACGCGATGATCGAAATTGAAGAACTGGATTTGTTCAACAATCTGGTTGAAACAGACGTAATTATCGAGAATGTCAAAGCATATATCGTGTTTGACCGAGAAGAAGAATCTTTGTGGTATCTGTCGGCTGTCCAATGGGACGGTAATACTCTCGAATGGGATCAAGCACGGGAATTAAAATCAACCGAAATGAGCAAAATGATCTGGGAAAGTGTCCTGCTGGCTATCAACGACAAAGCCTCCGAGATAGCAGAGGATCACTTCCTAGATGAGGTGCATGATTACTGAGCCATTTTCAACGCAGTTTCTTCAGTCTCTTTGACTCGACGGCCCCAGCCTTTGCCGAATGTTTCCCAAGTCGGCAGAGCCTGAAGAAACGCTAAACGCTTCTCGCAAATAGCAACGATCAATTCTTTCGGATCAGCTTCTGCTACAAGTTTCAAGGTTGCTGGCCCGATAGCACCGTCAGGATTAGCACCGACAACGCTTTGTAAAAACTTGGAGGCACGACCACTACCACTATTAATAGCAAAATCGAATAGACAAAAATCTGCACCTCTCGGAATTTCATCGCCTTTTACCTTATCCCAATAGCGTGACTTATAAAGCGGAGCGACATCAGCAACCGTTAATGCCTTGATGTCATCTTTAGTCACCTCACGACCAACCCACTCCTCCCAGACTTTCTTAGTGCATCCGAGGTTGGTAGCCCCGCCAGGATCTTTTGGATGATCAACATAGCCACCTTCATGTTTCAAAACATGAGCCAATGATTCTTCAAAATTGTCTTTCATAGATCACTCCTTTGGCGTTGAGTTATAAATCATGGAATCCTTTTTCTGGCTTCCCGATGACGAGCCAAAATAAAATGCCATCACTCCTGTCCACCCAGCCGAGAGAGTGCCGAGCAACATGAGCAGAACTTCCGAGCCGTTCATTGGCAACCCGCTCACCAAGACGAAAGCTATAATGGAAAAATAGCCCAGCGTTACGCTCACCGCTAATGCCCTCGGTATCCAATCTTTCGTTTCCGTCTGCATTGACCGAGCCGACTTCCGATCATCGACCGCAAGAGCCTCTAGATCAATGTCTAACGACTTCATCTGAACTTTAAAATCAGCATCAATCTTTTTCAGAACTGACAACTGTTCAGGACTAGCATTGCTCATAGCGGCCTTCAGATCATCCTCAGAGCCATTCTCGTTGCCGAGCAGTGCCAGTGATAGTGCCTTGGTCGCCATCCCTGCTAGTGGGCCTCCTAGAGCCGTTGCGATGCTAGGTGCAACCGACCCGATCAATGGCCCGAACACTTTAAGAAGTTCCATCTTTGCCTCCTGTTGATTTGCTACCGAGCATGATGCCCGAAAGCGTACCTGTTAGAAATGTTGCGATAGGTGCGATCAGTTTGAAAAATTCTTGATCATTTGGTGCTTGACCGTCAATCGGCTGCACAACAAAGATCAGGCTGTACAGCACAGCGAATACCGTTCCTGTCAGTGTCAGGCATAGGCTGATCCCGATGATAAACTGAAGCAAAGCATGAAGTTCGTCTTCCTTGATTCTCATCTTGCCACCGATCCGCATGGATTTCGTTTTAGAGTATCAGCAGTACACGTTCCAGATGCTGTGCAGATCGGAGGATTGCACTCAGCACTATCCCAGTTCGCAGGGTCTTGGCATGGGTAGCGATAGCGATCCTCGCAAGCCGTCAATCCGATCAGCAATATGATGGCGATGATCCTCATGCAAACAACACAATCGCAATAAATAAGCCAACGGCTAATGCGAACAATACGACTGCTCCGAGCAGCCAAGCACCGAGGATAAGGTCTTTGCGGTTTTCTTCAGCCTCTTTCATAGCAATAGCAGCCTGACGAGCCGCTTCTTTCCTCATTTCCGTCACCTCTTTTTGGATGCTTGTCCATGCTGCGATACCGTATGCACCTACAAATAAATTTCTAGTGTCTAATTGAAGCTGTTGAGCCTTAGCTTTCAAAGTGTAAAGTTTGATTGCCTCTGCCTCATATTCACCTTGGGATTGAAAAAGACGTTTCTTCTTTTTAGCAGAGGTTAACTGGGTGATTGTTGCAATGCGAGAAAACAAACTTCCTACTTTTTCGGCGGTATCTAGCATATCGTGTCCATTATCCACCATCGACTTGATGCTGGAATATAGAGTGGTTGCCCCGGCGATTAAGGTAAAAGGATCGAGCATTTATTTCTCAAACAATCTGTAGACCAGATCAACGACATAGCCGAGCAACATACCGACGATTACCAGTACTGCTCCAGCACCTTTCCATCGATTAACCGAGTTTGATATAACCTTTATGTCAGCTTTCAATTCAGCCATGTCGGCATGAAGCCGCTCAACATTAGCTTCCAAGCGACCGATCTGCTGGTTCAAATCATCTGACATTCTAGTTTCCTCAATCATCGATCAATAATGCGTTGATGTAGCAACCGATCTCATTTGTAGTTGCAGAACTTTTGCATTCAATAGCAAAATCACATTTCTCAGGAACCTTGAACGGAACTGGGGGTTCGT